ATGAATAAAACACTACGGGAAAATGACAAACCGGCAATGTGGTATACTCTGGTAACTGAAGGTAAAAAGAAGCTCAATGGCGACCCCAGGGCGTAGTAGCCAACAGACTATCATTCACAGTCTCAGTTAAGATACCGGATGGAGTGTATATTCGCCGGGCATGCAAAAAGTAGCCCCCGTTATGGGGGCTTTGCTGTACCAGTGCTGATATGCAGGTTTTTGACTCGGTATAATGTATATATATGTTATATAACCATGTATAATGTTGACAAGGGTATTGACAAGAGTATAGTATAGTTAACCCTTCATGAGAGGAGGACACTAAATATGGCATTACCAATTTCTCCTACTCCAGTATTGCGTGGTAAAGAAGCTGCTAGTTTTCTTACTAGAATGCACGAGAATGAGAATAAACCAGTAAGTATAATACCTACTCCAAAGCTTGACCAAGTGGCTAAACTTGTCAAAGAATATGCTTCTTCAAAGAAATAGCTGTAAAAGCGGTATATGGCTGCTTCAAAAAATAAAAGACCATTCGATTTGCTCTTCGTTTGATTGTGGTGATGATGACTTAAATGACTATTTCCACAATGAGTCAATACCCCATAAAGAACAACTGATTGCTCAGTCTTATTGCCTTCAATCTTCTACTCAATTAGGAGTACCAGTCGCATTATTAGATTTCTGTAATGATTCAATTAGTTTTAAAGATTACAGAAGTTTTATAACTAATGCAGATGTTAAGAAATATCCTTCTTTGCCAGCGGTAAAGTTGACACGATTTGGTGTCAATCAACCATTCCAACAACATGGCGTAGGAACTCATTTGCTTAATATGGTGAAGGCTTTATTTATGACCGATAATAGGACAGGCTGTAGGTGGATTACTGTAGATGCTTATTCCCATGTGGTGGGATTTTATGAGAAAAATGGATTTGAACTTATGACTGATAAAGACAAAGATAATAAGATAAGAGCAATGGCATTCGATTTAAAGCGATTTTCTCCGCCACCTAATTTTAAATTCGATATTGGTTAATTACCCGAAGTAAACGAAGTCAGCGGAATATCCGCCCTCGTTGAATTCAAATAGTTTACCTGTCTGAGGCTCAAAGAATTTCGGGCCATGCTCGGTCAGTATAATGTTCCATGCGTGATAACCACCCGGACTTTCTCCTCTGGCCATACCGCAACTGTTCAGCTGGTACTTTTCAGATATGTGGGCAATTACAGCTATCGCAAAGTTATCACAGTCAAAGCGGTCTGGTTGATACGGGGGGAGATTTGCTGATGCCTCTTTAAGTATAGGCAACCAGTCTTCCTCAGCGAGATAATATAGGAGTTCATCGTCAATCATAATGGTTTTTACATGGAGTTTATTCAGGATGCTAAAGACTTCCTCGGCGGTCATAACAATCTGTTTCATCTTACCCCCTGCCAAGCCAGCCTCCTAAAGCCCCCAGCAGAGCGGCTATAAAACCGCCCACCCACTTAAGGGTAGATAACTGAGTTTGAGCCTTGTTAGCTTTATAACAGGCCTCGTCTGCTCTATTCTGGGCCTTATCAATTGCCTTGTTCATGTTTACCAGAGTTTTCTCAATGTTTATTGTGCGTTCATCAATCCGGGCAACTACCACCGCCAGGTCATTTATCTGCTTTTGTTCTTCTTTAGTCATGGCCACACCTCATCGCATAGCGTTCTATCATCAACGGCATATAAGCCATTTCGTATACATGGCAAATAGGGTGTCCCATGAAATTACAGAAGTCAGCTGTCCGCTCCCAGCACATATGCCTGTTATCAGCTATCCGAGGAAAGATATTCCGGCTTAAGCGGTTAAGGGCTACCCAGAGATAAGCCAGTGCATCATACCTGAAGCCCTGAAACTCGTTTATAAAATTCTGGCATTCTTCAGCAGTGATATTATCCGGCAGCCAGTTGATAACTATGTACGGCCCTTTAAGGTCTTTCAGCGGTATGCGCCTATCACCTGAGCCGGCAGCCTCGTCAAGTATCCAGCCGTCTTTGTCAGTTTGGTCAACTATTTGAGAGGTATGCCATGAATCCCACCATGTTTTATAGTTTTCCCTTATCCAAGGGTCTGGGTCAAAGAGGCGGATAGCCCATGCAAGTATCCACGCCAACCGCCCTGACTTCCCCCAGATAACAAGACTGCCTATTCTTGGAGTATCAGCATAAGGAAACATACGCACCGCCTTATAAAGTGGCTAGATTTTGATTGTAGAGGTTAATAGCTTTGAGAGGTTACTTGATTACGTTTGTAGTATCGGCTGAAGGCTTCTTACGGAAGTAAAACTGCCATGCATCGCCAATCATCTTGAGAAAATAACCGATTGATGCTCCGATACCCAGGGCTTCCATTGTATCCAACCCGTAGTTAGTAGCCCAATAAACAACGGCACTGCACCAGACCAAAAAGAAAATCAAGAAGAATATCGTTAAGAAATTTCGGAAGTTCATTTCATTACCACTCTGTCCATTTCAAGAGAGTAGACGTACCGCCTCCGCTATCCTCGTCTGTTACCTTGTAGTAATAACCGGCCGGCACGCAGAAAGTCATACTTAACCTATAACTGGTTATCGCAGAGCCATACTCCGAATAAATTTCTGCGACCTCTGTATCAGGTGAACTGGTGCTTTTAACGTATGCTACGTTTCTAGCTGATTGTCCAGCACCAGCTAATATATGGCCTATAGTAACAGTCACGAACTTCATTGCCGATGTGGTGTTTTGATATACAGTACCCAAGACATTACTGGTAACTGTCTGGGTATTGCTGGGTAATGCGTCATGGACAAAATCTATATTATCCCTAACTTGTTCATTCAGCTGTGCAGCGGTTACTATCTCACCTGTTACCCAAGTGCGTGGTTCTGTCCAACTCATTTTCAAATCTCCTTAATATGCTAATCTTGAGGTTTCGCCTAGTTTGGTTGCATTAAGTACCCAATATGACTGGGTATCGGCGTCAAATAATTGCCACTGTGTTACCCATGCCGCCTTATTGGTAGCGTACTGATGATTAATACCTTCAATGTGATAATCTTGGTCAATGGATGCTTGATTAAGCCGGAGTGTTATGCGTGTAGAAATATCGTATGAAAGCACCTTCGGGAATAAATTATCAGGGTCTCGCATGGGACAAATATCCATGCGTTTAAAACTAAGATTGGGATTTGCGTATTTACCCTTCAGATAATTCGCCTGGTCAAGTGCCTCATCGTCAGTAGTCATAAGCAGGTTGTTTCTTGACAAAGTGCGTATTCCATAATCAGACTGGCTGGTAACATCAGATGACACTTGCTCACTGCCACCTGTACGAGTTAACCGGATATCGTTAAAAATATCGGAGTCATCATACACAGGGTCTAATACGTGGTAGTGGTTTTCTCCGTTATCATCTCCAAACGTAGCTTGGCTGGTCAGATATGGTTCTTTTAGCCTTGCGTACCTATCTTGAAACTTGGGGTTTCCGTCTGTACCGATATAGAAGATGCCCATCTCTGTCTGAATAACCGAGTAGATATGTTCCATTGCGTTGACATTTCCCAGCGCACCACTTGCCTGAATGGATGATTGGCCTGTATCGGTAAATCTATCACGATAAGCAAGTAGAGTATCAATGTCTAGAGTTGATGTGCCTAACTTCCAATAATCATCTGTTGCCAAATTTGGCCAGCCGATATCATCCAAAACATTATCTATTCTAGCCCCGCTCTTTTCTTCAGAATACCCGGTAATATCATTGAGATTACAGAGAGAAATTGACTTTTGAAGGTCAGCACAGGTCAACTGCACCATAGGCCCCATGCCACCTGTGCCTGCCCAAGTTGGTCTCCATGCCTCAATAAAGCCTGTAAAAACGTCATAAGTTGTGCCGTTATAAGTAGCCCGGATGTTTATACGCTTCCAAGGTTGGATATTGGGATAGTAAACCCCGCCGGTATTATTGGGCCAGTAATTACCGCTTGAATTGTTAAGTATAACAGTAGCTACGCCGCACTCAATGCGGTCTAGTTGTTTCTGTCTGCCTCTCCGGGTAGAGAAAGAGATAGCGTCAGTAGTAACATCTGTCCAAATAGGCACTTCGGCAAAAGGTGCACTCTCAAAAGCAATTCTTACTTGAATAGTAGGTAATATCATATTAAGCCAGCCCTAAATTGGCATTACGGGATTTATCTTGTAGCAGGGCAGAGCGAATACTTTGAGCAAGGTCATGTTCTGCTATGACCGAACCCTGAACAGTAACATTTACCGTATTACCAAATCCTTGTCCGAGAGGGGTTATCGCTTCGGGACCTGCCTCTCCAACCATCGCCAGTGTGGGTTTAGTTACAATACCCCCGTCTGCAAATCCCGGTATATCTTCTGTGTTAGCCTCTACGACCTTATTCATGCCAAAAATAATCGCACCTGCCGCTGCAACTCCAACTAAAGCCTTTACAAGACCAACTCCTGTCAAAGTCTGAAGGAATATTAAGGCGGCGCTTACTTCCATGATGGCTATTTTGATAGCTCTAAAAGCTTGAACAATCCGGGGGATTATCAACAGGAGACCGCCAACACCCACAAATGCAAGCCCAAATTTAATAAATGCTTCTGTGGCTTCAGGGTGTTCTGATAACCATGCGATAGCTGGTTTTAGTTTTTCGGTAAAACTGTTTGCTAAATTGATCACTGCTGGGGCGAGTGCTTCTCCTATCTGAACTTTCATGCCGTCAAAGGTAGTTTTTAATTTTTCAATTGAATCACCGAGTTCGGCTGCCCTGTTGGCACTGACATCATCCATTGTAACTCCGAGGTCGTTTGCCTCTTGTCGCAATAATGCTAGAGCAGCTGAGCCATCAGCAAACATAGGGAGCAAGTCAGTTCCGCTTTTACCAAATAAATCAAAGGCCAGTGCGGCTCTCTGGCCCGCGTCATCCACATCTGCCAAGGCATAAGACAATTTTAAAAACTGGTCTTCTTGGTTTAATCCTTGGAGGTCTGTTAGTTTTAATCCTAATTTATCCAGTGTTTCGGTAGCGAGTGTTGAACCTTCAGCTGCGTCTGCCATGAACATCTGCATACGCTTAACACTAGTTTCAAGGTCTTCAATACTGCTCCCGGACATCTGAGCTGCATATTTCAACTCTGATAATGCCTGTGCACTGATGCCTGTTCTGGTAGCCATTTTTGAAAGTGCATCACCAGTTTCGGCGTAGGATTTAACCGCAGCTACACCTAGGCCAGTTACCGCAGTTCCAACAGCCATCAGTCCTATGCCAGTTTTTTTTGCACCTTCAGATAGTTTCTGTAGTTTAACTTGGGCAGAAGAAATACCGGCTTCCATATCCTTGGTATCTGCACCTATTTTAATAACCAAATCGGCAATAGACTTAGCCATAATTACCTCACTTCAGGACTTCAGCAATGGACTCATTGAGCCGTTCTATGTCTTGATATTCCACCATTCGCCCAATGCTATCTGGAGTCATATCCGGATGGTTATCCTTAATCAATATCCAGAGGATTTTCTTGAGTGTGGATACAGGTTTGTCTTGCAAGGCTGTTACCATATCACCGGTAGAACCAAATTCGCATTCTATATCTTCAAGCACATTCAGGTTCAGTGGGGAGAGTGTAAAAAGGGTTTCTCCCAATTGTATCTGCTTCAGTTTGGGATCTTGGTTTAGAGACATTTATCTTCCTTTCAGGTTGTTTGCCAATAAAGTCTGAGGGTTTGTATTTACGTTTTTCTGAACTGCATATTACGGAGAGGATTAAGGCAAAATTGTATGACTGTTGATAAGTAGCCATACGTTCCTGATAATCGGTCTCAAATATAAGTGTGTTTAAGTCTTTGACAGGCATGGTACGTACCAAATTGCGTGTATATTCCAGCGGCCACTTGTAGACTCTCATTAGATAAACAATTGTCTCGTCTAGGTTACGCATTACAAGGACGCAACCTCAACACTTCCTGTCCCCTGAAAGTCATACGAGTAAGTCACAAGAGCGTCAAGGCTTGAGGCCACATGCGCACCGCTTATATATGCGTTTCCCATCCACGCCTGCCCGGTGATAATACCCTCTGCGAGTGCTAATATCACATTTGTGCCAATACCAAGTGGAATACCATACTTGTAGCCTTCAAATGAGCCACCCCATTGAGAGTTGCCAGGTGAGAATGTTCTAGCTCCGGCATCTATAAAGGATGTACTATCCAAGATATCTACTGTATAGTCCAACTGCCACGACTTAATGCCAGCGATAGCCTTTAGAGCTTCTATGTCGTCTATCCAGAGGTTAAAAGCCCCTTTATCTACTACCTGTTTTATCCCAACCGAAATGACTGCAGTTAAGCCACTGGCGTCTCCTAAGTCCAGCAAAACACGTGTCCATGTATTAGCACTTAAAGCCGGGAGATTTAGCGCTTTTAAAGCACTAGCACATTGAGCGGTATCATCCAGTAGAAATTGGATATCGCCAGTATCTAATGCCACGCTGGATTTTACCCATGCATATATTTTTTTATAGTCAGAGAGGTCTTTACTTACGATGTCATTGGTTGCAATAATGTCTCCGGCACCCAGACTTGCCGCACAAACAAACTTGGCACTATATGTACCCACCTTGAAGTCTGTGCTGTCAGCTGAAGCGGTTACATCGACATCTATCAGTTCGTCCCATGCAGCCTCACAACCTTCAATTAATAAGGCAGAGCTATAAACTCCGCCCAATTTACCTGATAATACACTCATTTTTTAACTCCTTAAGCCGTGGGTACTGTGAGAGCTCCTGTCCCCTGAAAGTCATACGAATAGGCTGTAAGCCCATCTATGCTATTTGCAGGGTGGATACCAGATACAATTGCTTGTCCTGTCCATTTTTGAGTTGCCGTTTGGCTCTCTTTAAGAACCAAAGCGACTTCAGATCCAATGGTTAAAGGTGCACCCTTTTTGTAGCCTTCAAAACTGCCTGCCCAACTTGAACACCCGGCCGCAAATGTCCGCACACCCGCATCTCCAAAATCCGTACTGTCCAATACTTCAGACGTGTAATCCAATTGCCATGATTTAATGCCGGCTACTGTAGTACCTCCTACAGTTACCTCTCCGGCTTTACCACTTAATACTGGCATTTTGTCCTCCTATTATTCCCATACTTCAATTTCAAATTCTGTCCCCAGATAAACATGACCACCCATGCTAAAAGTCCCTTGGCCAGAGTTTCTTATGACTCTTGCTGTATCGCATTTACCACTAAGGGTAACGTCACCATCAACGGTTGCTTTAACCGAGTTATCGCCTGTGTTTTCCGCGAAGTCCAGCAGAGCGTTAAGCCCGCTTGACTGGTCTGCGGTTTGGGTACAGATTTTTACCTTGAAGTGATGTAGCTGCATATTGGTAACACCCATCGTTTGGTCATATTCTGTACCGGTGTGGAAAATTAAGGCGGTCGGGAAGCTATTAACTGACTGGGGTATTTCGGAGCAAGAAAAAACCGCCTTGAGAGCGGTTATGGTTTGTAGCCTTGTCTTGAGGCCATTCCCTATTATTTCTACACTCATTTTGGCCACCTATCCGACATGATTTTCCCCATCTCATCGCTGAATTTGTCTATGTCTTCTTGCGAATTATTGGCCGCGAAAGTGAACATACCCTCACCTAGCACCTTAGAACTACCTTCTAAATGGCGGGCTTCCATCTTTGACGTGCCGAATTCAACAAAAGGGGCATATTCAACATTAGTGCCTATTTCAGCTGACAGGTCTGATATCTGGGTTGCGATTGACGCTCTTAGGCGCCCTGTATCTACCACAGTTGCCTTCTTGGCTCGATTTGCCATTTTGATTGCTAGTTTAGACAGCTCTTTGTTTACATTAGATAAGATATCTTTGTTAGTGAGTGCCTTAATAATTTCATCAGCACCAAGTACATGGACATTGATGGCCATTAAAAATACCTCTGCTTGCGATAGGCTTGAACTATCAAATGTATGTCTGGGTCAAGCCCCTTGTAGTAATGCACTTCGCCTAATTCTGGCACTCCCACTACATCAGCGAAGGCGGTCTCTTTACGTTTATACCAGCGTTGTACTTGTATTATGCTGGCCCTGTGTATTGGCCCTGGTACAGTAGAGGCATAACCCCATGTTCCTGTGATAGAAACTCCACTTGGAATACCAGAGGCAAAACTGGAATAGTTTCCATTAGGATTTATTCTAATGGACTCCTTGGGTGTGCTGTTAAGGGGGTAAAGAATATAATCGCTTGTGGTTAAAGTGGCCTCGTAAACTCCGTCTCCGTTTGTGTCCAGTTTGAGACTGGTGAGCGTAATCAAATCTGGAATACATAATGGGCTGGCGGTTCCGTCGAAGTACTTTGTAGTGGTAACGCTATCAAAACTTCGGTTACAAAACTTATCTATGAGGTCTTTAGTTTGCCCTATTAATGCTTGGAGTATATCGTCTGACTCGCCACCTGAAATATTAAGTTCTCTTTTAACTTCTTCAAGGGTGCAATAATCAACCATATCAACCACTCTCCGCTACAGTAATGCTGAAATTGCCGGTGCTTTCCCGTACAGTTGTTACTTCGCTGGATACCATTGTCAGTTCCAACTCGGCATGATAAGTGCCGGTAAGAGCAAAATCTGTTCCAGTCAAAGTGTAAGTAACAACCCCATTTTCAGCATCGCTTATTGTACAAGCGCCGGTTACAAGCAAGGTCGCAGGTGCGCCAGGTCTCCAGACTTTCAAAGTGACTGTGTACCCGGTCAGGTTTTTTGCTGCACCGGCAGAATCATGGACAGTAAATTGCAGGGTATAACCCTTATCACTGTTCGGTATTGTTAAGGTAGCCATCAATCAGCCTCCCTTATGCACCATCATCAGCAGCAGTGACTGTGTAGGTCAGGTTGATTACATCATCGTCTACCACAGAACGCCCGGAGGTAAATTTGGAATAACAGTACAGTACATTGTCTGCTCCAGCGGTATGGTCTCCTTTGGTATTGACGCTGAACAGTGCCGCTCCGTACATTGTCTTTGTACCTGAAATGGTGAAGACAGCTTTATTTGCTGAGTTGGTAACCGAGCCGGAGCTGGAGGCCGCTTCAACAAAAGCAGGGCGAGCCGCTTCATCATAGGCGGTACTTTCGGTAAATGTTGGTACGTCATAAGTCATACCTGCATCAGGGGAAGTGTCTGTTTCCACAAGTCCACAGTACCAGGTGGATATCTGGGTAGTGCCATGGAACATCACATCAAGTATGCGGTTACGCCCTTCGGTGGTTACGATGTTATGGCTTTCTTCCTTCCAGATGAGCTTGCCTTTGCGGTAACACTCGGTAATGAACTTACCGCTTAGTTTGCATCCGTCTTTAATATTTTCCACTTAATCCTCCCTTTATAAACCAAAAGACCAACTTGTGAGTTGGTCTTTGAAGGTCATTTCCTTTGTTTATTTATTCAGTTTTTGTATTTAAGGTTATGGATTGGTCTTTCAGCCCCAGATTAACCGCTCTTTGCTTTAATTCTGCTGCCGAACTGCGGTTAAGCAGGTTTACTGTGATAGTCCGGGCAGGTAGTGTTCCCGTTCCGTTTCTGCCGTACAGGTTGACAGTGAGTTTAATAAGTCCGTTGGTATAGTTCAGTGCGATATCACCCAGCTTGAAGCCGTCAGTTACTGATTCAAAAAACTGGCAGATAATACTGCCAGTATCTCCGAGTGAGATGTTCTCCTGAACTATCAGGTTTAGCGTGCAAGTTGTACTGGGGGAATCGGAAAGCGTTAGCCCGTCAGAAACCAGCATATTGTAAATGGCTGCGCTGGAATAATAGGTGCTATCCGAAAGGGATAAACCATCCTGAGCCAAGAGTTCTAATATGGCGTTTGCTAATGGAGTATCAGATAACTTAAGCCCTGCCTGCACCAGCAGTTGGTAAATCAGATTGGCAAGGGTAGTGTCATTAAGGGAAATGCCGTCTATAGCTTGCAGGTTAAGAATAAGTGAGTTTAATCCGCTGTCTCCAGTAATCAGTCCATCAGCCAGAGCTACCTTAAAACTCACCTGCGTACTTGGTGTATCTCCCGTACTTACTCCATCGGCTACCGCCAAACTTAACAGGGCGGTACCTGAGGGCAAGTCAGAGAGATTTAAACCATCTATAAGGTTGGGGTTATGGATAGCCTGTACTGCCGTTGTATCGCTTACGGAAACGCCATCTGATAAGAGTAAGGAAATTAAGAAGCCAGCTGTTACTGTATCCGAAAGTGTCTGCCCGTCTGTGAGACTCAAGAAAATACTGACATTCCCTTGCGGTGTATCCCCTAGAATAACCCCATCCTGAGCAGAGATATTCAGGATCGCCTGAGTGCTTAAGATGTCACCCAAATTCAACCCGTCATTAACTTCTGGATTGGCTATTAGCTGAGTTCCTTGGGCATCTCCTAAGGTAATTCCGTCAGAAAGAACGGGGGAAAGTTTTAACAAAGAGGCTAGGCTCTCGCCTAAAGACAACCCGTCTGAGATTATCGGATAGGAAACTCTGGTATTGCCCAAAGACTCACCCGATTTAAGCCCGTCCGTTAGAGATAAGTTTAAGGATAAGCTCCCTTTATTGTTGTCTCCTACACTTAGCCCATCCGTGCAGGATAATTCATAGGTGTTACTGGTAGTTTCACCAGTGGCGTAAATAGAAATGGCATCGCCCGATATGGAACTATAACTTTTTGAGCCAGAACCAAATGCGTCACCATCATAAAAATAAATACCATCATAACCTGACGTATCTCGCTCAAGATAACCTTGACTAAAATAACATCCTAAAAAATCTCCCTCAGAAACATCAATTGAAAGACCTGTAAATGTCCGTTTAGCACCTGCGGAAGCATTCCCTATAGAAGCATAATCTCTATCGTCATATGAGCTACCTGAACCTGAAAAAGTCCCAATTTTTAGGCCTGCAATATTATATGTCGTTGGGTATATTTCAACAGTAGATAAAATACCAGTACCATTAGCAGGATTATTTTTATCTACTAAAGTGTCATTCGCATTAGAATAATACGAGCTTCTATTAGTAGCGCCCGGCCCAATATCTATCGCACTCATATCAAGCCTCCATTAGTTCTGTGCCGGGCAGTATCTCCTTTAACCCCGTGGAGTATTTGGCAGAGCAGACAGTAAGTTGGCAGAGTTGCCGTGATGGTTTAAACTCCCGCCCTGTCTTTGCATTCTCGGCACAATTGGTCTTTAGAAGCTTGATACGTGCTTGTACTGCATCATCAAGGTCTTCAAGTGTGGCAGGCTTAGCGAACATGTGACAATTAAATGAGGTGTCCTTCATCTGCCAGCCGATGTTCTTTTCTACAAAAGCCTCATAATTAGCCTTTGAGATTGCCCCGTCTTTACCTGTGAGACTGGATAATTCCTTTTCGGTCAGTTCGCGGGCAGGCATACGAACACGATATCCGTCATATAGGGGTTCGCCTTTTTCAAGGTAGAAGTCTACCCGGACAAACTCCTGCCCTTTTTTATTAATTTGGGTGCTGTCAATTATGGCGTACATCTATTTCTTTCTCGCCCTGCGTCTAGGGTTCTCGGTGTTAATCTGAACGGCTTTATTCTCAGTCGGTTCGTAAGCCTTGTCTTCCTCAGCTAAGCCTGTCCTTCGCCATTCAGTGGCTTCAGGCTGGGGTATATCTGCAATCTGACCTGCTCTGAGCAAGCCAAATACTGAATAGCAATCTTTTAATATGCGAAGTCTCATAATTGGGTACCTCTTTAAAAATGGGGGTTGGTTAAAAGGCCCAACCCCCAAAGCCTATCGGAATTATTCGGCTGTATAAGCCATTTCAGCGGAGATAACAAGCTCTCCGTCAGGCAGAACGATAACAAGGTAAGCCTTTTTGGTTGTGAGTACGGTAACCACAAAATCAATGTCGCCGTCAGCCTCACTCTTGACTATGCCGGCCACATCAGCTGCGGTTTCGGCAATGATAGTGCCGTCTGTGCCTATAGTTATGTCGGAGGTATCAGTGCCGTCAACACAGAGGGTGTCACCGGTTGTGTCTTTTGCCAGATAGTATTTGACTACCCGCGCTTCCTGCAGGTCTTTACCGGTTGGGCCAGTAAGCTGGACGCTGACAGGAAATGCACCGGTGGTGTCTGCGCCAACTGTAATCGTGGCGTCAATGTCGTTTAATGCTCGTATGGTCATTTCTGCTCCTTATATTTAGTAGGGGGAGCGGTCATTCCGCTCCCCCTCTGGGGATTTAGACATCGTTGGCAATAACCTGGAAGGCAGCGTGGCGGATTATATCGCCACCTACACGGAAGTGAGCCTTGAAGCCCACGAGACCAGATTCGGAATAAAGTTCGTCCAGCCTCTGGATGAACATGCCCTGGCGGTCAACGATGCGATAACCCTGCTGGAAATTGCCGAATATAACGTTGATACCGGCAGTAGTATCAGCAGGGTATTTCATACTGTCGTTGTTGTGTACAGGGAAGCCGTCAAAGGTGTTGGGCTGACCGGCAATCAGTGAAGGCTGCCACAGGAACGGGCCGTCAGTAGTAGTGCTGCCACCTGCACGAAGCAGGCGCAGAGCCAGTTCAGTCTTGCTGTTCATCAGCCAGACAGCGCCTTTCTTGTACTGAGCTGGTAGAGCATATTCGCACTTCAGGAGGTCTTCAACAGTGACAGTGTCATCAGTAGTCCAAGTGCGGCCATAAGTGCCGACAGTACCCGCTCCAGCGCCGCTACCGATACTGGTCAGCAGGGTAGAGTCTACGGCAATACCGCAAGGCTGGGCATAAGTATGACCGGTACCGATTGCGAAGGCAGCTTCCTCAGCGTTAGCTCTCGCAATGCTGAAACTGTCAGCGATAATGGCAGACAGGTTGGCATCCACATCAGCCAGTTCATCCTCGCCGATTTTGGTCAGGCCGTAAAGGTCTTCGGCGTAAATGTAGGAAGTGGCAGGAGTGGGGGTGGACTCGGTGATGCTTGCACCAGTTTCTATCTTGCCCCAACCCATAGATACCTCGGTCAGAGTCCGCTTGCGGATTTTGTCAGTGGTAATAGGGCGAGAAGGAACCAAGGTGCGGAAAATGTTCAGCTGGGGAATAGCCCTTATGATTTCCTTCTCTATCTCCTCAGGCACCAGATAAAGACCGGTAGTGTCCTGAACAAGGGCTTTGCGTTCAGCGGGTTCCAGCCCTGATTTGCCCTGCCGCATCCACTTGAAAAAGGCAGCGGAATGCGCTTTCTTTTCGGCATTTTCAGCCTCACCGGGCGGTACGATAGCGTTTTTCTGAAGTTTCAACTCCAGCCCGTCAATGCGGGTATTCAGTTTTTCCATAGTGGCCTGAGCCGTGGCAGAGGCAGCGCCGTATTTCTTGGCTTCCTCGTCCATCAGGGCAGCATGATTCCTGAGGTCAGCAACTGCACCCTGTATCTGTTCGGCTAATTCTTTGTTGTCCATTTATTTGTTTTCTCCTTCTATTTTCTTGAAATTGCTTGCGATACTGGCTTCAGCTTTTTTAAAGTCAAAACCATTGCAAGTGGCTTTAAGGTCGTTAATCGCTTTCTCTAATTCAGCGGCTTCTGGGTCTCTGACAGTGGGGGGAGTGGACTTAGCCGGCTCCTCGTCCTGCTCAGCAGATTCCACAAGTGCCTGTAAAGCGGCAATGGCCTCTTTAACTTTGGATAAGTTGGAAGCGGATAATACCCGCCCTGATTTAACCCCGGTAATTACAGCCTCAGGATTGGCCGCGAAAGTAACCGGGGAGATATCCCACAGTCTTACCTCTTTGAGATGTCTTATTTTGCCTTCCAGAGCTTCGGTTATAGTGTCGTATCCTATGGACATGGTATTAATAACGCCGTCTTTCATAAGGGCCAGTACTTCCCTTGCACGCTGTACACCCAGAGAGAGCTTGGCTTTGAAATATAGACCGTAATCATCTTCATAAAGTTCTAATATCTTGCCGATTGGCTCATTGGCGTTGTGGTTAAAAAGCAGCTTGATACGCTTCATGCCTTCTTTAACAGTCTTAGCAAAAGCCCCTTTATCCACTACATCGCCGTAGGAATCAGGCATACCGCCAAAGGTAGAGGCATAACCCTCAAATGTGCCTGCCTCTTCGTCAAACGCCTTAAGTTCAAGTTTAAATTCCTTGCGTTCCAGTACTCGTGTCATACCCATCACCTCTAAATAATTAAATGTTCGCCCACAATCCAGACACAGCCAGCCTTCGTCAACTCGTTCAGACCGGCTGAGTTTCGGGTTATTGCAGTAAGGGCAATTAATAATCTCTACGGGTGTTTCCTCTGTGATATCGGCCATAATTGCCTCCAATAAAAAAGCCCCCGGCTAAGGGGGCTTATTTGATAACTTTATGAGTGGTTAATCTACTCCGAACAACTCTGTGCATCGGCAGTTGATTACTTCGTCTGCATTACCGCTGGGGTCACCCGGATACTTCAACCCATTGGAATAAGGCTTCCCAAGAGGTACTGTTTCGCCATCCATATAAGAGTGCGAATCTCTGGTGCGGTCATCTCTGGCGGCTAACCACGTGTGAGTTTGTACCACCCCGGATTGTCTGGCCGCTTCCTGTTGCCCGTATCCGGCAGCCTTTGCTACTTCTGTTCGGGCAACTCTTGCGGCTTTCCATGCGGAGTTGTCATCATAGTACTGTCTTATCTGCTTGCTGATATTGGGGATAGATAAACCCTCAGCAAAGCCTGCCTCAATTATCCCGGCTATCGCTTCAAGTTCAGTTTCCATGATAGTAGTTACTGTCTTGGCGGCATTCTTTTTTATCCAAGCCATAGCCGCTTCAGTAAAGGGGTCAAAAGGCTCATCAGCCTTTTTCCTCATACCCAAATCACCGGCTATCTCTCCCCCAAAATCCTCTATCAAGGACATATACATAGCAGAGAGTTTCTTTTCCCATTCCGGGGTAGTTGATTCCAAGGCGTTTTTAGTGGCGTTTATGTATTCAGCAGGGGTTTTACCTTTGGTCTTTGCCAACAGGTCGCCATTTTCTTTGTATAACTCCTCAACCTTGTCGCCAACAACACTCCACCATCCAACACGCCGGGAGTCAATCCGTTTCCACGCGGCAGTCTTCTGTTCCTCAGATATGCCTTCTGATTTATTGCCGGCAGGTAACTGCATGGACTTTCCATCTGCCATCAGATTAAACGGCTTATAACTTCTATCCCAGCCTGTGAACTTCTCAAATCCAAGCTCAAGACGGCTGTTTATCTGTTCAAAGGGAACGCCCATGTTAAAAAGAGTTTGGGCTTGTGTTACCTTGGCGGTGAAGTCTCCTCGCAGAGCCGCCACACCTGAAAGGTCATAGGCTATTGACAGGTTATCTCCGTACAAAGGAGCTATCCGCATATTGAGGGTGGCTTGAATATCATCAAGCATAGGGATAACTACATCCTGGTATAAAGCCTTACGGGCCTCAACCATGTTGTTATAACTGGACTGGTCAAGGTCTCCCAAGAATATGGGGGAGATGCCGAAAGCGGCGGCTATATCCCGTTTATTCTGTAACCGGGAAGCGATGAAGTCCATTTCAACAGCTGATAAACTCATCTGTTGCCACTTCATACCGGCATTTAACAGCCAGGGTTCACGCCGGGCAGTCTTAGTTTTATAAAGCTCTTTGAATTGCTTCTGAGTCTGTTCAAACTGGTCAGGGGGTATGTCTGTGTCAGGTGATAAAATACCCGAAGGCATTGCTCGGTTTTGCATGGTGACCTTCTGGGTGTCCTGTGCTTCGTTATCGGTGTCTATCGTTCTAGCGGCAGCCTGTAACGGCCCGATACCCCAGTAGGGATTACCGGGGTTTACCTGCATGAAGTGGACAAAGGTTTCAGGTGGCCTGTTCTCTGTCTTCCCACCTTCGCCTTTGACTTCCCAACGTGATATCCAGTCACCACCGGGTACCGGCTTAACTCTATCCGGCATTGTTACCCAGAATTCTCGCGGTTTCCCATTTACAAAGATAGGCTGCCAAAGGGCATTACCCACCAGGCATAAATGGGCTATCGTGAATTCTATTAAATCCTGACCGGAAAAATACGGGTTAGGCTTGGCCATTAGCTTTTCAAATTCATGGCCGGGTATGCGTTCTCCGTCCTTATCTACAACCATCCAAGGGATAGCAGATGCGGCCTGAATGATAGTCCTCACACTCCGGTAGACGTAAACGGAACAGGCATAACCTTCGCGTGTACCCTTTTCAACTGACATATTGGTATAGATGGGCTGGTCAGAGGTAAATTGGAAACCAACCACATCGGCAGTCTTGGCCTTCTGATGCTTCGGATATATAAAACTAGCGATATTGCCTCTTAGAGTGTCTAACATTCACGCTCCCCCTAAGCCACTATAATGGGAATTCTGTTTATCTTGCCTATAACTCCATACCTCATTGCGTCCATCATGTGGCTGTACTGATGAGTGGTTTTGGAAGTTAAGGCTCCGTTTTTATCGGCTATATACCGATAGTTTCGTATTTCTTTGATGCTGTTTAAGCTGTCCTTTGTCCAGTGGATGTGATGTTGGCGTACTCTTTGTAAGCCGTATTCCACGCTGTCAGCCCCTTTAGGGCATGACTTGATATTGAACCCATGCCGATGTATTTCCTCTATAGATTTGGGTTCTGCCGCGTCTGCGAATATCTCGTCATAACCCTTACGGATACCAAGCTCGCTCATGCGATAGGCAATAGCATCATTGGTAAGACCTGACTGGTAAATAAGCTCTTGGCAGTAAAGGTCTTTACCCTGAATAACGCACCGGACAAGGGCTGTAGGGTCATTTGAATAACCAAAGTCCAAGCCGTAGAACATATCACCTGGGGGTAATTCATTGACCTGGTCAAACATCGGATATACCAGACCTTCAATCTTGCCTATACGGCCCAACCCGTACACATTCCACCAGTTGGGGTCTGTGTCTTTATTGCTTTCTATATTGGCCACCACTTCCGGCGGCAATACATTCAAAGCGTCAAGATAGGTTGAGTGGATATAGATGTTTTCAGACCGGTTTATCCACTTTTCATGCACCCAGAATTCAGAGGTCGGGTTCCAGTCTGCAAATGTGAACAGATTGGTGCGGACATCAAGCCCTTGCACCACTTCCCACTTGAGGTTATTAAGCTCATTGCAGTAGAGGATATCCCGTCTCGGCCCACGTTCTTTGCCTATCTCATCCAAGCCCATGAATTCCAGCTTGGAGCCATTGACAAAGGTGTAAATGTGGTCTGTCTTATTGTATTTGGGATTGTTGTCGGGAGACTCATCAAGGATTGTAAAGAAATCCCGTATGCAACCCCGTTTCAGATGCGGTAATGATTCGCTAACGATTGTTGCCAGTAATGGGCGTTTTGAGTGGGAGAGAATGAGATAGATAGTTTGCAATACAGAGAAGGTCTTGCTTGAGGACGTACCACCCTCATTTAAAGCACGCCGGATACCTTCCTTGCGTTTCAGCCATGCATTGGCATTCTGTTCATAAATCCGGGTAGTTTTAATCTGCACAAGGTTCTGTCCCTTCGCCTGCCGTAATTCGCTGAGTAGCCTGTTGGGCAGACACAGAAATAACTTGAATAATGGGCTGGTTCATAAGTTCCTGCCCGTCTTTCCCTGTAATCTCCTGCTTATCAACCTGTCCGAGATATTGCTTGCCCAGCCAGATTTGCATCGCAGGGCTTGGAGCAATACCGGGAATAATGGTTGGCTGACCCTTGCGGTCAAGAATTACATTGCCGTTTTTATCTGTGGCCAATTGAGGGGGTACACCCATACACGATTTCCACTGCGCACGGCGTAAGCTAGCCTTGCCCGCTTCAGAATGGATAAGCATAAACTCAGCCAGGGAGTGGTTAAATTTGCGTATAGCTGCTCTGTCCAAAGTATCAACAGACACCCTGAGTACGCTGGCTATTTCCTCTTGGGTACAGTGTATTTCACATAATCCTTTAGCCGTCTCCCAGTCTATGTTTATCCGGGGACGGCCAACCTTTTTTGCTGTCTTGCCAACTGTCTTTTTATTCGCTTTTTGCACCATAAATGTAACCTTCAACCGGTTCAATGGTTATTCTTAAGACCTTATCCCGCCACTGGATTATTTGAGCGAGTTTATCCAGTTCAGTTTCAGGAATATCTAACTGGATTCTTGCCCCGTCCTGCCCGATTTTAATAGCTGATTGAATAGGGGGGAGTGAGGCATAAAATACTGACTGTTTCATAACTTGCCCGCTAAAAATATTTTGATAATTAGTGAATAAGGTATTGACATATGGTACTGTATATGGTACTATATGAATGTAAGGAGTTAATGAAATGACCGCCAGCGATAAAAGAGAACAGAAGATACGCCAGAACCCCAAGAATGTTTCACTTGAAGATTTTGAATGGCTGGTCAATAAATACGGAACAATCAAAATGGGTGGGTCTCACGCAAAAGCACAGATTGGGCAATACTCCCTGCCTTATCCGAGAACAAACCCAATTCGCACTTGCTATGTAAAGGATTTAATCAATAAAATAGACAGCCTGAAATAGCAGGCTGTCTGGAGGTTAATATGAAAACAGCATCAAAGAACTTGGACTACTACATGGAGTTACCCTATACAGTTGTCATTGAGCCGGATGAAGATAATGACGGCGGTACTTACTATGTAGCCAGAGCCTTAGAGTTATCAGGGTGCATAGGTGATGGAGATACTCCAGAAGAAGCCCTTGAGAGTTTGGCTATCCACAAGCGAATGTGGCTTGAAGACCAACTGGAACGTGGGTATAAAATTCCTGAACCACAGCAGAAGTTCAGCGGTAAGTTCAATGTCCGGGTTGGCCCGGAACTGCACCGCAAACTATCTCAAAAGGCGTCTATGGATAAGATGAGCCTGAACCAGTTTGTTACTGAAAAGCTGGCTGAGGCAGTAGGTAGTTAGTTCCACTGCCATAATCTTTTACTTAGGAGTTATACGTGAATTATAAACGTGAACCTCTGCAAAACACAGATGTTGTAAATCTGTATATAAATGCCAATAACCGATTAAGGCATGTGCATGATGCGCTATGGAAAGAAGAAGCTCATTACACGTGGCTACTGTACATTATTGCTGGCGGTGCTTTATGGTCATTAACTATAGATTTAGATGATTGCTGGGGGGATATTATCTCTATAGTACTTTCTATTATTGGAATCGTTTTTAGTGTCATTGCTTTCCTCGTAATTGAGAGAGAGACTAAGTTATTAGACGAATCTAAGGTAATATGCAAAAAGTACAGAAATCAACTCGGTATTCAAGATATAGAAAAATCAAACGATATTAAAAAGCCTAGAATTACAACATGGTTTAAAGTAACGATGCTAATTCCTATTGCTATTTATTTGGCAATAATATTAGCTAGTGTTGTTAGTTAGTCCTTGCATACTCGCTCCACAGCCTGATATAGGTTACATACCACTGGCGGTTACAAAGAGGCCTGCCGGGATAGCGGTCTTGCAGTTCCAGCATGGCCTCAGTGCAGAACCGGTCACGCAGTTTTATCTGGCTGTCCAGTATAAGTTCAGTTCTATCTGCCTCTGTCATAGTGGCCTCTTACGAGCATAATCAGTACCAGGCTGTTAGTTAAAAGATTAAAGGCGTTGCTGACTGTAAAGACGGCATCGCCTATTTTTATGGCATGGAGCAGATAACAAGTGATAGTGACGACCAGTAAGGCATAGGTTAAAACTGAGATATTGGCGACCTTACCCGTCTTGAATATGCGTATAAGCTGGGGGAGTGGCACTACAACGCCTATACAGACGCCAAGCCAGCCTATTATGTCCATTTACCCTTCCACCTTCACAATGTCCTTATCGGGTACAATAGTGAATACAGGGCAACCGAGAGAAGTTGGCGGGTAATTCTTTTTCTCACCATAGCTGGGAGCTACTCCTTGAGTGTAAGTGGTAAAGAAACACCCTGTCATTGCTCCCAGCTTATCCCTGCTTACTATCCGACTGGCATCTGATACATCCAGATAGGGGATTGTGTGGGTGATAATATCGTGTACATGGCCGTGCATATATACACGGGCCGCATGCGAGTTCATAAAACGCTGTAACCGGGTAAGTTTGGCACCGGGCGTTATTGCACCCCCAGCACCATGAGCCGCCACAATCCGAATTAAGCGGGCATCGTTATTGCTCCTGCGGAAGCGCATGTTTACAAATGCCGTAGCACCCAGATTTGCCACCTCAAGCCTCTTGCAGATGTTCTTCTGCGGGTCAGCATGAGAATGGATGCGAAACATGTCCTCGTGGTTGCCCTCAATAAGCCCGATACACTGGGAAGCGATGGGCCGGAATAACCTTGCGATGTAATCTATTTCGCACTCGGCAATATCATCCCTGTCAACCCACGCCGCTATACATTTGCCATCCCAGCGTTTGTCTCCGGGTGAGATAAATTCGCCGTAATCTCCAAGACCAACCCAGCGGGCATATTTGTTTTGGGCTATCTCTCTAATCTTGGCTTTAAGTAAGTCCTCATTGCAGTGGAGAGTACCAAGATGGGTATCTCCGAGCGGATACAGTTTGAATACGTCAGACCTGCCATAAGGGATTGTAATGTCTGCTACTTCCAAAACCTTCTCCTTTAGTTTTGTCAAAAAACGTAAGATTACGTAAGATTTTGTAAGGGGAAATAATAAAGCCCGCTGGTTAGGCGGGCTATGGTAAAGGCTATATGGAGCTGGCGGTAGGAGTTGAACCCACAACATCTTGTTTACAAAACAAATGCTCTTCCTTTGAGCTACACCAGCATAGTCTCCGGCAACGCATCACCGGAGTGGCCAGTTGTATAATTTTCATTTACAACTGGGGATGACAATGTGGGCGGTTTCATCCTGCAATACCGCCCTGGGCTTCTATTAACCAAGACAAGTTGCGGTCTTATCTCGACAGGTTGCCCTATCTCTTATATTCCCATCGGAGACACGCTCCTTTGGGGGGATTAGTCTATCGGGCTGGTAGCCTAAGGGTTTTGCTGCCATTAAGAGAATTTATTTCCCACGTTGCGTCACGTAATTCGCCGTATCTCTCACCCAATAGAAAAAGCCGGCTGTTACACCGGCTTTCTAAACCCATATACTTTTACTTTTCTTAATTGTAAACACCTGTTACGTTTGTGTCAACGGCTTTTCACATAAAAAACCACAGATTTATGGTTTTTGTTTGGAGGTGCGTCTTTTCCTGTCAGCTCTCCACTCCGCATATGACTGTTTTCTTCTTCTCCACCCTGAGCTGATATATAACAGGGCTTTTCTGGCGGCAGGACACAGCAAAGGATAGTAATCTACTCCGCCCTTCTGTAACTCCCACAATAGGGTTTCGCCGTCCTCTTTTGTCATCCTGAGCCGTTCTGACACCTCTGCCCGGACTTGGCAGGCTGCCTCAAATGGTGCAACATGGGCTATAGACCTTTGACCGCCGGCACTTATTTCAATACAGGGTTCAGGCGGCCAGTATCCCTCTTCCTGTGGCAGTACTGTAGCGATTACCCACATGATATCTTCGGGTTTGTAACGTATCTGAGACGGCCTGAAATACGCCTCTCTTACCATGCTTTACCCCGCTTAACATGGCTGGGGGTTTGCCTCATCAGGCGGCCAATCTCCTCGGTGCTTTCCAGACCTGCAAAGGCTGAATTGTCACCAGGCGGACACCAGCCGGCAGATGCTAAGGCCCTCAGTTTTAGCTGGATTATCTCCGGCAGGCACTCCCAGATAGTGCAGCGTAAATATCTCTCTCTCATATCTGACGGCCTCTCAGCTTGTCTTTCAGGGCTTCCCGTTCCCGCTTAAGTTCTTCCTCTCCCCATTCACGGCTGCAAAGTGAACATTTGTATCTCCGCTCATGGCTTCTTAACGTGTCATCCAAATACAGCGTGCCGTTGCAGTTAGCTCTGGGGCATTTTTCTATTAGCCACTCGGTTGCCATATAGCCTCTCTTTCTCGCGCAAATAAAAAAGCAGGACACGCCCTTTCGGGTATGCCCTGCTCAGTTTTTCTGTTAGGGGATTATCTATTCAGTTTTTAGTTCTTAGAGGTTTCCATCATTTCCTCTTCGGTTTTGATAATGCGGTAGATAGAGCCGTTTCTGATACAGACTTTAACCTCTCCGAAGCCGGATTCTTTCACGGCTTGGATTGTGGTTATTATCTTGGCTAGTTCCTTCTCTGTCAGCTCCTTCAAATCTACCTGCTTTATATTATAATACCGGTATGCCATTCTCCCAAGATAAAATCAGACTTTTTTATATGTTCCGCAAAATTTGAGCTGTATTTTCATCTTGAAATCTAATAACTTCTGTGTTAATTTTTCCCGTAAGGAGAACGTTATGCGTAAACTAAACTGGTTAGAATGGATATTAATTCTTATCCTATTATCAGGCGCAGTCTTAGCTGTAGGTTCTGCTCTTACGGCATACTATGAAGATGCAATATACAACGTAATCACAACTTCAATTGCTATTGTATTAGCCGCTATCATTGTGCTTATAATACTGGCCACCTTTATTAATTATCTTGATAAACGTCCACGTCTTTTAGTGGGTGTATTAATTTTTGTTGCTTCAATGCTTATTGGTATGCTTGTTTTTTCAGGTCTTTTCCCATCGGGCAATAATCTAAGTGAACCAAAATGGGATTTAGTTTTGCTGTTAAGCGGCATTACCGGGCTAACCCTAAGCATGGCGTGGGGGATGTATTTCCATGCTTTGGAACATAATCGCCGAGCGGTAGCATGGGCTACTGCTTTTGCCGTATTCGGACCTATATTAGCGGGCATAGCTTACCTGCTGACATGGCCAAAACAAACTGATTAAGCTCATTTATTCCTCTCCCTTATAAGGTTCTGGGCGATTCAAGTACATAAATTTAACTCTACAATCAGATTTGTTAATGTAGTCATCTATGGGTACCCATCGTTTAAACTCAAAATCAGTACAAACTTTAATATTGTTATCATTGTATCTATTTACAGCAATAGGACTAAGCAGTGATATCCAAAATTGGCCACTTTCTACATAATGACATTCCCACCACCAGCCAGTTTTATCTGGCTTATCCTGCCACTTAGGTTGGTTCTCGTACAGTTCAAGAGCCCTGAGAATAGTGGGAGAGGATAATGCACCTCTGTTTTTAGCGATTGTTGCATCTTTTTGTTCCTCGTAAGTAACACGTATTCCATTTGGATAACGTTCCTTGTTGTTAGCGGCAAAAGTGTCTTTCCAGAAGTTATCCCAGCTTTCTTTGGCTATCTGCTCTATCAGTTCTTTACTTGGTTCGTACATAGTCAAACCTCTTTTCCCTCTTTAAAATCAGGGCATTCAAAAACTGGTGTTGTAATATGATATTTCTTATCCAGTTCAAATACTGCTTCAGCTCTTTGACAATTAGTTTTAAACCACTTACACTCGTAGCATAAGCAATACTCCCTATGCTTCCCTCGCAAATCACTTCTAACACCAACCTCAATACCGTGATGAATATATCTCTCGTATTTAATCGGTTCGTATGACATTAAAGTTCTCCTCCCTTTGAAGTCTGTCTACCTCGGCAGCAAGTAACGCACCAGCCTTGACTAGATTACGTATACGTTCTGCAACTGGAAGGTCTTGATTTGGTATCAATTTATCATCACAGTCGTAAGAGTAAGGTATCTGCTTCTCATCAATATCTAAAGGGTCTTCACTCACAACCCTTGCTCTTTTATCCCACTCCTCATCCCATGACTCTGGGTAGGGGTCAAGAAATTCAAAACTACCTTCATAATGACGCAATCTATAAACTGGTTCTGGAGTAGCATAACAAACTGCCATTGACGCCAATTCTCCGTTACAGTTAAAGTCCTTGTCATCATGTTCGGAATCAAATCCTTCAACCTCAATCTGCCGTTTGCGTTCCTCTGCAATGAGTTCTATCCCTGTAGGCATCTTATTTAATCTCCTTTAATAGTTCTGGATTGTCATGGATGTTGCCAAAGACTTCTGCTTTCATAGTTTTCAAAGCAGAGGGTTTTATCATCATAGTCAAAGAGCCATTTCTTATACGCCATCCTATGTTGTAAGGGCTTTGATACCATTCAATTACTTCGTATCTATAATAAGCGTTACTTTGACCTAAATCATTTAATAGCACACATTTAAGACGTAGAATATCTCTTTCGTATATTTCCTTGCCGTTCTTATCTTTTAACCCTGTATATTGCCCTACTGTTTCAGGGATAACTTCAAAGCGTTTAATCACTAACTCTTCATACAAGTTATACCCAGTATCGCCAGTGAAAATTACTGGTATTTTCTTATGTTCTGTAGTGCCATCGCTTATATAAGCAAAGTATCCGAATACCCATTCCCCTGTATCAACCCGTTTACCTCTGAATTTAATCTCTCTGGTCATTTACTCCACTCCTAGTATCTTATTTATGGTCTGCTGGTCTTGAGCTAACTGCGAGTCAATACCTCTATCAAAGCCTTGTGAACCAGCTACAGAAGCTACGGAATTCTTTACTGTGGAAAACTCTTTGGTAAGATAGGGATTGCGTTCCTTTGTGCGTGTCAGTTTGCAGTTTTCTCTCAGCCAAGCAAGCAGTTCGTCTTGACCGCAACGTTTACAGCCAGTGAGGTCTATACCTAAATGGTCACATCCTTTACAACCTTCAGGTTTGCGTACAGGGTCTCCAGTACAATCGCTTTCAAAGTCTCTAGTACAACAAGGCACGTGTCTGTGTTCTGCCAGTACATCATCTAAATTAGGCATGGCCGTGCCTATCTTTCGTCAGGGTGATATTAACGTTATAACCAAGAGCCATTGCGATTTTAACAATCCTTGAGAGGCGGGGGTTTGTTGTAAAATTAAATATTCTGCCTAAGCCCCCAACAGATATCCCTATCCGCTCCGCTAATACCTTTTCTGACATATCTTGTTGTTTCATGACCTTAATCACCTGTTCAATAAATTCCATTGCTACACCCTCTGTAACAAACCCTATATCTTTTGAATACTCCTCTATGTATTTCTCAATTAGCATTTACTTTGCCTCCACTCTCTTAAACTCTATGACCCAGACCCATTTAATTGCTGTCATCTCTTACACTCCTATTGCCTGTTAGTTGGCGCCCATGACCTTATATGGCTTATCCCATTCACAAGCGTTTTCTTCCTCAATGCTGTATGGGTAGTTATTTGCGTCCATTTCTGCCTTAATATCCGCCATTAGATTTGTGTCTGGGTGGCTATGTGACTCCTCAGATGCTAGGAGACATGCCAACTCATAGGCATAAGTGGGATTCCATACAACTATGCATTTATTGCCGCACTCATCATAGGCAGTCGCTCTAAATGTTGTCTTGCCCTCATATCTATCAATATAGAAATTCTGTGCGAGGATATATTTTTTATTTTTGTAGGTTATTTCAGACAGATGAATATTCATATGTTTATTTTTATCCATTGCTCTTACACTCCTATTGCCTGTAATGATTTAGATAACTTGTCTCCGACACCTGCAAATAATTCTATAAATCTCATATCTCTATTGCCTGTTGCTGGTATATGGCTGTCATGCCGTCACCTCTAATGGTTGCGTGTAATTTAAAATTCGTTTTGTCTTTGACGTCTTTACCCACGTCACTACCAGGTCATCTCCATCCACAGTCAGTTTGATAATTCCGTTGGTACAACCCTCATGGCAAGAACTACAGATACAGACGCAGTTTTTCCTATCAAGGGCATTTCCGCATTGACCTCGTGATTTGATTTCGTGCTTATCCAGTAATGCCCATTTTCCACAGATAAGGCAGGCGGCTCGGCTATCGTCCATACCGCATCTTCCCTGCTCTTTGAGTATCTGTTTCTTTAGTTTCACTTCCTGTGACCTCTGTTTTTGCATCTTCTTGGATATCTTCTTTAAGGGTGTCCTGCGTTTTAACTCTGTACGCTTCATGGCTAACCTTGTTGCTCACCCTCAGTTACAAGTTCAGGCTCAATATGCTGTGAGGGCCGGCGAGCCAATCCGTTTAAAACCCTTGCCAAAACTAACTCATTGGGAGTCGGTCGCATACGCCACTCTGGGTGGGTTACTATATCCAGACACGGCTTGCATAACCGCATGCCGTAATATTTGTGCAGGGGTTTAGTATTCTGTTTGCATTTAGAACATCTAGCCATTTAATTACTCCTCATTTCTTTAATCGGTAGCATCTGTTCCAGCTCCAGCTCTATTCTGGGTGTGCCGAACTGCTTAGATGCCTGAATACTGGTTATTTGGCTGTCGTCGTGCCACAGGACGCCATTACAGGCGTCACACAATAGCTTTAAGTAGTTATCTATATCCGGTCTGGTAATAGGCTGTGTTACCCGTTTGGGGGTGCTTGCAGGGCGTTGGCGGTAGAATGTAACAGTCAGTTTCAGCGCATCGTCCTTACCAAACGGCGGTTCACGGAATTCCTGTGCCAGGGTATATTTGATGTAATTCTCAGCCCGTACTGTATCAACCGGGGTGTATGTCCCGTACTGACCCAGGCGAGGACGGCCCTTAGCAACAGGGTGCATATAGATAACGCTCTTTACTCTGGTGGCCAGTTTCTCAGTCATTCTTAATCTCGCTCTGGATAATGTCCTTGAGTATTTCGGGTTTGGGTTGCCAGCCTTCCAGTTCGCCGGTGAATTTAAAGAAAAACCTCTTGAGTTCTTGCCGGGTGACTACAAATCCGCCCGGTATTCGTTCTTTCCTGAGTGCGCCTGTGGCTATCCATGTATTAACCTTGTGTTCCGGCACGCCCAACGCATAGCAGATATCATCCACAGTAAATAAGCTGGGATTATCAGTAGTTCCTTTCTCCCCGGATACTTCGGCATTTAGTAACCTGTTGGCTTTACAGCGTAGCCATTCAGGATTAACATCAAGTTTCTTGGCCAGAGTTTCTGCACTCTTGGCACTGCCGTCATATTCTTTTAAAACAAGTTCTTCTTCAGGCGTCCATTTGCGGTAATTTCTCTTTGTCTCTACTGTCATTCCGCTATCCACTCCACAATTGAAATGATGAATTTGATAAAGAAGCCGACTGACATTCCGAGAAAGAAAATGGCTATAATTAACTCCACCCAGTCAGCTAACTGTTTATTGTTCATGTGTTACTCCCGCATTCGGCATATTCGGCTTCTACTTCGCGCCTTACCCTGTCACGGATACTGTCCAGATTTGCCGGCTTGCCTGTCTTTTCATTGCGGATTATCTCTTGCCGCACCCTGATACTTATCTGGTTTTCTATGTTTGTCCGGGCTGTATCGGAGTGGGTATCAGGTGGGGGAGCGTCTTTGTTTCTAGGCTTCGCCTTAAGCCCGTTTTTATTCCAGTTGTCCAGTATGGCGCTGATATACTTCGGCCTTCTGGCATTGGCAAGTACAGCCTCGCGTATAGCTTCTAAAATCCATTCAGCCGGGTAATTGTCCACCCAGCCTCTTATCTCATCGGCTATTAGAGGGGAGATGTTGCCAATATTGTTCTGGTACTGTTTGCAGATTTCCCCGAAGTCAGCGTCCACTTGAAGGGCTGGCCCGGCAGAATTATTTGAAACGGGTTCTTTTTCCGGGATTTCCTTAGCAGGGGTATTCACAGGAGGTTTGGTGAGTATCTCTCCGGTTTCAGTATCAACAAAATCCGTACCCTCTTTACTGGAAACAGCGGCATCAGCTGCATACCCCTTAGGGGGTAAGGGGGTAATTACTTTTATTTTATTTTCTTTTATTTTATTTTCTTTTATTGCATTGCGAACGCATTGCGTCTGCATAGCGTCTGCATCACTTTTTGAAGCTACAGACCCCTCACGTGTCCATCTGGCACTTGCGGCACTTTTGGCTTTTTCTGATTTATTTTCAATAAATTCCATTCTTTTTATTAAACTTTCAGAAAAAATGTAAAAATTTTCTACAAAAAAGAGGTGATATTTGTTGACGCAGTCGTCTATAAACTGGGCGAATTTCTTAGGCGGGGCATCAAATTTCTTGGCATACATCGGCAGTATTTCAACTGAAATACGGTAGTCTTGCTGTTGCCTCAATTGCTCAACCAGCATCCAGTACCACCCGTACCCTTCGGCTTTATAAGTAAATCGCATGGCCAGTATCTTCGGGTCATCTGCCGCGTTACAGTCATGTGGGAAATAGTAGGCATTTTTATTCATGTTCTGTTACCTTCTCGTTATTGCCCGGTTAGGCGTGGCATAGCTCCCGTTTTGGTTGCCTGAATAGGTCGTATTCTCTGCCCTTGCACTCAGCAAAAGGACACTCAAAGCATGAGGAATAAGCCTTCCTGCCGTATCTTTTGGATAGGTAGGTATCAGCAACCCTGCACCCGCCGTTAGGTCTGGCGTCTATAAGGTCATTTAAATCTTTGTAAGTGTTTATTCTTCCTGTTTCGTACATATGTTGCTCCGTATCCGGGCCGGTAACGGGCAGGGGAGGGAGATTTCCTGCCCGTTACTATTACCCGTTATTGCAAGGAAACTCTCTCGGTCAAATCCTTTTCTACCCAGTCAAGCTGTTCTTTAGTCATGAGACTTATATCGCTGGGGAGTTTGGCATTGGCAAGATAAGCAGTCCAGCCTGATTTTTTGAAGTTCAGCTTGGCATACAGTTCCCGTATATGGGCTAACTGTGCCTCATTACCAGCCGGCTCCTTTACCTTTTCCTGCTCCGGTTCCTCTTCTTCAATCCCCTCAACTTCCGGATACAGCATGTCCGGCTTTTCATCGTCAGGGGGCGGCAGTAATACTTTGCCCACTGGTAGGGCGGCGTACTTTTGAATTTCAGCCAGGGTGACGCCAACCTTGATGGTAAGAGCGTTGATAGTCTTTTTCTTGCCCTCTGCGGTTACTTCACGCGGTTCTATAGCCAGAGTAAGAGGTATCATGCTTACCCTGCCACAAACACCCCGTACAAGTTCAATTGCGCTATTGAGGGTAATGATGCTGTTTATTGAGCCGGTATCCAGTTGCCAGATACCAAGGCCAGGTACAGAGGGCAAAAGAAACAGGAGGTTCATAACCTCTTTACACTTTTTAGCCTGATACTGGGAGCAATCCCGTCCTGTGCAGGGAAGGTCCTTCATCACAGTTTCTTTGCTGTCCCTGCCGGCGAAGTCTCCGGTGGCGGTATCAATCAAGCGAGTGGATATTTCCCCGTCACCCTTGCATACCAGACCGCGAAGGTTTGAATAGCATCTGTAATACTGGCTGGCAAATTTGGCTTCGTCTTCCAAAGGGAACATTATCGCCAGTTCCTTAGGTTTTTCCCCGAATACAGCCTGTACTTCCGGGGGGCAGACAAAATAGTCAACTGCTTTTGGATATTCAACCCCGTTAGCGTTTTTGGCTTTGATACCAAGGTGTATCTTACCCAGCCGGGGCATCCTTCTTGTTTCACTTAATCCTTTTATAGGCATCTAGTTCACTCCTGCTAATTCAGAATTCAGGTTATTCAGGTAGTCCTCGCACCTGTTTCTCAAGGTTATGGGCGTAACGAAGATGGTGAAGCGGTCTACCAGTTTGTCCTTGAAATACAGACAGACACAGTGGTCGTCTTCTTCAAGCCTGAAACCGAGTTCTTTATATTTGCGGTCTATCCCGCCTTCCAATACTTCCGGTAAATAAGTCATTTCAAACTCCTTGTTGATTTATCTGACGTTGTTGATAATCCGGGGCTTGTGTTCTACCTTTTGCCACTTCCAGTTGAAGGCAAACCCAAGAACGAACCCGGCATACAGGCAGAAGAAAAAGAATCCGAATATTTCCATGTGATGCCTCCTTGTGAATTTTTAAGGTTCGGGTTACAATGAATTTGGTGAAGGTTTATCTTTTATTCCTTTCCGCCGGGGAGTTGCTGCTCTCCGGCCTTTTTATCTCTCATGTACGCCATGTATGCGTCTGCAATCATCTCGTCAATCAGGCGCTCCGTTCTCGGATTAGGCTTCTCTGAGTACTCAACAATCACAGTCATCTTGGCGAATTCCTTTTCGCCTAAGGCTTTCACTTTGCACCCACCAACTCAGGTTTGCGGATACCATGCTGGACGTCCCAGCGTTTCCAGCATTCCTTGCCATCATCGCAAAGCGGTATCTCTACGTAGCCTTGTCCGCCTATGTAGGAGTTGACTTCATGCACGTCAGAGCCGGTATGCCCACAGTGGGAACAGGTAAGTTCTTTCATTTGAATGCCTCCAAGCATTTAGTCAGAAAGGTCTTGCGTACAGGTATTTCAGTGTGCTTATAATTAGTTTTTCCGTAGATTTCGGCATCTACTAAGGGCTTGAGGGCAGGAAAGGCGTTGACTACACCGGAATAGAACTTAAGGCCGGGCTTAATTCGCCCACTTTTGACGTGATAGAGGTATGACGAGTCAACGCCAATCATCTTTGCAATTTTGGAAGTAGAGAGAGATGACCGGATAGCAATATTGTTTAATTGAGTGATGACTATATTCATATGGTTATTATGCACTAAGATATGAATATTGTCAATAGGGTATTGACTAAAAATACATATTGATTTTATTCATAACTTAATGAGAAAATGCCCGTAGGGGGATAAATAGGTGAAAATTGGGGATAAAATTAAAGAGTTAAGAGAGTTGCGTGGTATTAGCCAGAGACAACTTGCAATAAAAGCAGAGCTAGACCCAAGCTACCTTAGCATCGTGGAAAGCGGGAAGCGAACTAATATTACACTGGATGTGGCACGTCGCTTGTCTGCCGCATTAGGAGTTAACTTAGAAGAGTTGATAGAATCAGAAACCAGTGATAAAAATGAAAAAATGAGCATCGCTGATAAATTGAGGGAGATAAGAACCAGTAAAGGGCTGACTCAAGAAGCTTTAGGTCAACTCTCCGGTTTAGGTAGAACCTATGTTAATCATATTGAGTGCGGGAGAATACCTAACATAACCATTCAAACTGCACAGAAGTTAGCTGGGGCATTGGACGTTAGTACTGACGACCTTATGGAAGTGAAAACTAGCGACAAAGCGGGATTGCCCGACAAATCCATGGCGGATATGCTAAAGGCATTCACATCAGATTTTGCTGACAAACTACAGAAACTAGAGATAATTGAGATACCTGTAAGGGGAGTTATACCTGCTGGTAACCCCGCCGTTGAAGAAGAGATAGACTTAGGCGTTATACGAGTGCCGAGAGAAGTAGTGGAGGGAAAGATAGATAGAGTGTTTGCGTTAAAGATTGGCGGTGAGAGTTTAAGCGGTGACGGCCTTCATTATGGGGATAACGTACTTATAGACCCGGATGCTCCTATCATAGACGGCAAGATTTATGCTGTCCGTATTGGCGGTACAGAGGTTCTGGCAAGGCACGTGTACAAAGAGAACGGCCATCTACGCCTTGAAAGTTCCAATGGCGAATACAAGCGCCTCCTGGCTACTGACGTAGAAATTCAAGGCCGTTTGATATATCAGATGAGAAAATTGTAGATGCAAACGCTTCTCACATCTAAACCTAACTGTCCCCACTGTGATGTAATTCTATCTCCTGTACCAGCACGGCAGAAAGCTTGCCCTGCATGTAAACAAGATATATATGTGCGTACTGTAGATGGTATAAAATTACTACTTAAAAAAGCTGATGCTGTTAGTTTAGATGCTATGAAAAATAGTGGATCGATGACTGATTTTATAAAAGCAGTTCGTATTGCAAATCCTCAATATTCTATTAGAGATGTGGCTTGGGGTATACTTAACAAGAAAAAATCAAATTACATCAAAAAGAATGATTTACAGTCAGCTTCAACAATTACTTGGCAAATGGCCAGATTACGTTATGAGCAAGGCAATGAGTGGTTTTCACTGATGCAACAAAGCCATCAGGAATTATTGAAAAGTTATTATAACGAGAGATTCTATTCCAAGGTGCAAATATTATCAGCGTCAAATGATACAACTTGTGCTAAGTGTAAAGCGCTGAATGGTAAGACATATACGATAAAAGAGGCCATTGAAAAGATGCCGTTACCAGTTGAAGGATGCGAATGGTGCCGTTGCACTTATATGCCTATTCTCAAATGA